TATCACTCTGATTTTTAGACCATGTTAGGCTGTGAATTTCATCTTCACCTTCCCATTTATAGCAGATGCAGATGATCGCACGTTCATGAATGATATCACCTGGGTTAATTGTTAGGTTGTATCCTGTCCTCCAGAACACACCGACATTAAAGGATGTTTCAATGTCGTAAAAGAGTCTTTTTCTCATAGCTTAAATAGTAGAGCTATCCTATCTAGTAGCCCCTTTTGTATTAAAAACCGAAGCAAGATACCAATAAAGAACGAAATAACAATAGGCCACCACGCCCATCGGTACTTTACCACCTGTTTAGCCTTGGCAGTTTTCCATTGAGTATCACCTTTAATCTTTAAGGTCTTGACCCGTTCCTTGTACTCAATGCGAGTTTGCCATCTAGTCTTAGGCACATAGATGTTATTGAACTTTATCACCGTATCGCGATATGCAATAAACTTTTCCCAAAAGATAGTGTCATTGTGTACTATTGGGAATGAGTCAATGGTAGCTATGCGGATGGTATCACTATCCTGGACAACTTGCAATCCATTCTTAAGTGCTTTTTTGTAATGCCATTGAGCACGCTTAGGAGCTGAACAAGATGTCGCAAATATAGTAGATACTAGCGACAAAATAATTATTGAAAGTCTCATGTGCTATAGGTTTTGTAGCATTGATATCATTCTAGGGCATGGGTAAATATCGGCCTTGTCTTTGCGTACACTGTTATGCGTGTAGATCCCTGCAGTACCTTTGAATGCTTCCTTATCAATGCTAAATATCTCTGACCGGTAAGTCTTAGGAATGTCATAGGTCTCACACAGGTACTCTACCAACTGTCGAGTGCTTTCAATTTGCTCATCCGTATATTTATACCAATGGATGTTACCCTTGTATGGTGCATCTAATGTAGTTACCATGGATGGGTCAACAATACTTTTAACATAGTTGTAGTACTTTCCATCTCTTAGTTTTAATGGACCCCAGTTACATACCTCAATACCTACAGATAGCTTATTCAAGTTTTGGTACTTGAGTCCATGTACTGAAAAGTCTTGACTATCTATGCCCAGGTGATAAGCCCAATGCCTGGAGCTGAAGCACTGTACAATGGTTCCTTTTTCACCTACCACAAATGCAGTAGCTATTCTATCTGAGTTGCTGTTCCACCAACGTGACACAGCTACTGGGTTCCCGTTGCCTGCTGTATGGTGTAAATAGATCTGTGTTTTTTCAGACTCCTCATGGAAGTACTGTGCATTAGATAGGCGTTCCTGTAATATCTTGGTTGTGTCTAATTTCATCTACTTCCTTTTTAATATCCTTAGCTCTAGCGAAAAGATTTTTCATAGCCTGCCATAGGTCAAGCCCTTTTACTGCTTTGTAATTCTCATTAATGCTCATGACTTCAATGCTAACCAGTATGAGTGCAAGTACCTTAGTTAGTAACAGCTGTACTGAAAAGAACTGAAGTATGATATTGTTAAGGATAAAGTGATCTATCATATAAAACAGGATAACTGTTACCTCATATAATAGCATCTTGCTAATGATAGCACTGAGGCCCCTACTAGTTATCTTTGTTTTGTTCTTTATTGACTTCCAAATACCGGTAACAGTATCAAGTACGATAACAAACCCTACCAAAAATAGCAGTCCTGATATTGGCATTAAGAATGCACTTATAGTAGCTAACAATTTAACCCAGTTAGCCTGCATTGTTTTTAGTAAGATAGCTACCTGTGACTCCATTATAAGATAAGGATGCTGTTATTATATCCGTTTTCTCTTAGGTTACCACACATACCTGTGCAAGTTGTTTGATACTGATTGATACAAGAGCAGTGGTTAAACATTGGTCTTAGATCAGTATCCATGTTAGTGGTACTAATGAATATTGGGAACAGATTTCTGTTAGCTAATAGCCATCTGATTAGACGTTGCTCAAAGAAACTAGCCTTTTGTGCATAGTGTTCCATCCCAAATGCTACTTCATTACGAGATACACTGGCGGAGTAATCACCATTCTGAGTTTGAAGACCCTTATTTTTTAGCTGATAGGTTAATCCAAATACTGCATCTTCAGCACTCCTCCATGCAATGACCGGCTGAATGAATTCTACTAGGTCAATCTCATCAGGTGTAAGTGTTTGAGTATTGTATGCATTCAACATGTGATTGTAGAACACTGTTCCCAGGATAGGCTGTATCCTTAAAGCTGATTGTGTAGCTATGTATGGGGTAACATCAGTCACATCCACATTGGCTGTGATAGGTGTGTTAGTCTTAAGGTAGGTTTCAGTGATAAAGTATAACATCAGATTGCAGGTGTTTGTGCTGCTGCAGTTGCAGCTGCTTGTGTAACATCTCCACCATCTACTGGAGGAAGTGAAGCCAATGCTCTAATCTCGTTTATTGTCATGGTCTCAAGTACTTTGGTAGCTACCAATGGACTCAATGTGTTCAATGCATCGTTAGTCTTAGAGCTTTCACCCTCAAGCTCCACGATAGTCTCATTAATTATTTGGAAGTTATTGATTGTGAAATCTGCAGGGATTTTAGCAATAGTCAATAGCTCATTAAATATCGTAGTGATTTGCATACGTAGCTCCATTACTACGTTCTTTTCAAATATCACATAAGCCTGCTTGATGTCACTGCCATTACCCAGGCTACCGGATGTACGCACCCCTAACAAGATAGGGTCAATGGTATGAGCAAAACATATTTGCTCAGTATTCAATGCAGATGCCTCATGAAATAGCTTATCATTGTCATTAGTTGGTAAGCTTTCAATCTTAGGTAGTTGGTCCGCACTATTAGCAAAGAACGCAACTGCCTTACCGGCATTGGCTGCACCTTTAAGACGGTCAATAGTTTCCTTGATCATGTGTTTCTCTTCCTCAGACTGTGGACGTTTAGGGAACATCATAGCAAAGGATGGGAACACACTATTTTGAATGTTGCTTTTTGCGAAGTAAGATAGCTCACCACTTAAAAAAGCAAAGTTTAATGCACTTGTATAGGTAGGTAGTGGGTAATAATCTTGACCTACTGACTTGACCTCATAGCAATATAGCTGTATTTCGTCACTACATGCAATGTGATAAGGCTTAATTTTCTCAGTATCTATTCTAGTGCTCCAGTCATCAGACAAATAGTAGTATTTTCTGCATGGTGATATACGTACTTTCTCCGGTGATATGTTCTCTACCTTGATTAGCTTTCTTTTTTCACCAAAATATAGCTTAAAATATACCCGATTGTGTAGAATTAACTGTCTAGTAACAGCCTTAACGGTGTGCTTAAGGTTAACTTTCTTTTCAAAAGAGTACATGTCAAGTTTCTCCTGGGGAGTTAGCTTGTCAGTTATGATATTAAACCCTCCACCAATTACAGCATTGGTCTTAAAATCTACAATGGCACCATGTAGTGGTGAGCTGTAGTACATTTGGTTTAGCAGTTCCGGATATAGGTTACCTTCACCGAAACGAACCCAAGACTCTTGTACGTATCTACCATTGACATAGGGCAAAGTTAAGTTGCCTCTACCAACAGGTAGAAATGGAGTGCTAAAAGATTGATAGCCCTCTACTACTTCGGGCCCTTTGGGTTTGCTGTTAATAAATCTATCGTACCATGCCATATTAATCGTATATTGAGTTACCTACTGGACCACTTACTACCATTCTACCTTCCTCAATAACTACACCTGTAGTCTGTGAGATATCCAGTGGTAGGACAAATGGGGTAGAGCTTTCATATACTTCATACGTGTACTGCCCTTTAAGTAGTGATATATCTGTAGGCTCATCAAGAGTAAACAGATTGTATCTTTCGGGGTATGCACTTGTATCAGCAGATGTAAAGAGCTGTGGTGTGCTAGTAGTATTCATTTCATTGGTGAACACAAACAAATAATGTGGTGTACTAACCGTAGTGACCTCTGATAGAGTCAGTACAAACTGATTAATAACACCTTGATCTAAGTATATCACACCTATATTAAATTAGACTTTACAAATGTTCACAAAAAAGGCCCACCATTACGGTAGGCCCTTTCGCTATGTAGAGAAATAAAGAACTTATTGTACTCCGATTGCAGCTAATGCAGCAGTATTCATGTCTACCTCATAAGCTAGGTACTCATTCTCAGCTACCAAAGTAACAGAGTATTTTGAACCATCAGCTCGAGCTGTTCCTGAACCTTCACCTGTAGCAGATACCTGCAAGTAAGGGAAGTACCAATACTTACCATTAGCATCTAATACGATAGCTGCTAAGTATTGCTGTCCTGCTCCTAAGATTTTGATAGCACGAGACTTATCTTTATCTCTTCGGTGGAACATTAAGTTAATTGTCTGAGTTACAAATGAGCTACCATTAACTAGGTCAATAGTACTGTCCTCAGTAAAGTTAGATGTGTTACGACGTACGTAGAAGTTTTCAAATAGTACTGGAGGAGTACCTGCAAGAGTGATAGCTGTTATCTCCCATCCTGAACCAGCTGATGGGTCGGTTGGTGTGATAGATGCGATCTCATCTTGTTGGTTAATCCAGATACCATAGATACCACCACTGTTGTTGTCGCATGATTTTACGATTGCTTCTAATGCTTGACAAGCCATGATATTAAAGTATTAAAGAGCCCCCTTGGTAGAGGGCTCATGATTATTATTAAGAATAGAAAACGATGTCAGAACCATTCACATATTCGAAACCAACTTTCATGTTAGCACGTGTACGGATATAAGGCTCAGCTACAGTATCAGCTAAGTTAACTGCACGTAAATCAGAAGAATCACCTTCAGCATCAAATGCATAGATAAGGTTATCTTTTAATGTCCACACGAAAGTGTTGTTAGACATACCTGGACAAACTACGATTTTAACTCCTAAGAAAGTCAAAGACAAATCTTGAGTGATGTAAGCTTGAGTGTTACCTGAAGCAACTCCTAATCGGTAGATGTTCACTAATTGAGTAGGCATGTACAAACGTAGGTCAGCTGTACGAGTTGCAATAGTTGCAGGAAGTAAAGCAAATGCTGCAGCTAATTTAGTCTCTAATGTAGAGAAGTTAGCGATTGCACCTGTACCACCGTTGATAACTGTATCAGTTGGATCAGTTAAACCTGCAGTTAATTTTTTCTCATAACCGTCACACAAAGCAAGTGTAGGGTTAGCAGAAAGTGTATCACCTTGCCATCTTACTAACTCGATATCTCCATTGATTTTGTTAGCCATCTCACCCCAGTAGAAAGACATGAAAGATGCAACAGAGAAATCTCCGTTAGATCCTTTTGACATTTGCAAAGAAAGGAAAGATTGCTCTAAGTCAAACTGACAAATTTGAGCCATTGCAGAAAGAGCACATACGTCAATTTCTTTAGCGTTCAAATCATCACTTGGAGCTGTGAAAGAACAGCTAGATGGTTGCAAGATGTTACCAAAAGTAACAGTTGCTAATTTAGTTTTATACTTTACACCTGGTAAAGAACGGTAGTTGTCAGCAGTATCCTCAGACAAGTAAGCTTGAGAATAGAATGCTTCTGGGTTAGCAGCCAATAAAGCTGTAGGATCTACTTGTAGATCGAATTTTAATTTACGCATTTTATTTGTTGTTTATGAATTTGTTTACACTAGAAAATCTTTGCTGTGCACTCATAGCCACAGCCTCTTCAACTACTTCCTCTTCTACCTCAGTGCTCATCACTTCCTCAAGTTGATTCTTAAGATCAGCAATCATAGCAACAAGGGCATTAACTTGCTCATCCATTGCAGGCTTAACAATAGCAAGGATAGCTTCTGCGTCAAGCACAGGATCTACCGCCATTGTCTCTTCCTCCGCAGGGATTTCTGTTACTTCCTCTTCGATAACAGTTTCTTCTAAGGCTACCTCTTCAGATAACTCTTCTTTTTCAACATCTTTTACTTCAACTACTTTACCATCTTTTACGATGTAGATTTTTTCGTTGATGATGTGTTCGCCATCCGGCAACATTAACTCATTCATTTGTATATTATTTTGGGATTTGTTTTGCTCTTTTAGTTTCATGCCTAAGTACCCCTCTATACTGAATCCGATTTGCTCTTGAGCTACAAGTTCAGCATAGTACTCTTTATCAGTTACCTGGGCAGTAACCATAAGTGTACCCTCCGGTACTTCAATACCAAATGATGAGTAAGCTTTGTCCTCTTTTGGAGTGTCTACTATCCATGCCTCAAGTACATAGGCAGGTACAGTCTTTTCAGTATCATGTTCCAAGTTGAATAGGTCCTTATTCAACATATCCTTCATGAACTTAGCATGAATTTTT